AGTGTGTAGGTCTTGGTAGATTTCAGCGCGCTGTGCGGCTAGGTCAACGTACAAACTGGCAGCTTTCTTTTCATCAAAGATAAAACCATTTTGTTCCATCTTCCACATTAACTCAGCAACAGTATGCTCAAGTCTCAGAGCCTTTGGACTGTAACGTGCAGATGCTATCTTATTAAATAAGAGGTTAGTTACTTTCACATCCTGTTCACAGTAGACCATCATTTCTTCGGTATACACATCCCATGCTGACTCTTGTTTACCGTAGTCACCTTTGTATTCCCCAAGGCGGTAGCCCCACGCTTCTAAAGAATGGGAACCGTAACGCTTGGTAGGTAGGTTAATAGGTTCAGCAGCCCAATCTATACGCACCAAGTCAGACCATAAAAGACGAGAACAAACTAGGGTGTCTGTTACTTTGGGACACTTAAAGTCTGGGTATAGTTTCTGAATAGCAGGGACATCAAAAGTAATTCCGTTATGAGCAATTAACTCACTGGCTTGCTCTAAGAAAGTCACGCCTCTATCAATCTCAGTAGGGCCAAACCTAAAGGTTTTCTTAGCGTGAATATCATAGGCCACAATACAATGGATGGTGTCTAGCACATCCAGAAAGCCATTGGTTTCAATGTCTACTATTAACCGCATGTTGTTTCTCCTAGAAAGGTGTGTCGTAACCTCCTACCAATGCAGGGGCAACATCAAAAGGGTTGGCTTGGAATAGCTTCCCAGTTTCGTGGTTGTAATTAAGAGGAATAGTCACGCCTGTTGACTGACCCGTGTACCTGTCTTTTAAGATACGGAATGTAGTGGTCTGTCTTTCATTAAGGTCTTCAGCTTGCTGATTACGCTCAAGTCCAAACATAAAGTGACACCAGAAACCAATGGCACGGGAGCCTTTGAAGTGGCGTATCGTTACTCGACCACCCTCTTCGTGAGGCTTACCCTCTGGGGTAGCAAGGTGACTGACCATTGTGATAATTACGTTCAGACGTTTAGCTAACATAGCAATAGCAGCAGTGATGCGTTCAAGCTCGACTCGCTCGTCAGTACCCTGACCAGTAGCCAGTGCAGTGAGGTGGTCTATGTAGAATATTTCTATTCCATCTGCGTGATGCATGTACTCAATGTTGGCCTTAACAGTGTCCCACTCGCAGACCCCGAAGCTATCGTATAAACGAATGCGGTCATGGGCTGTGATTTCATCAAGAGCAATCTTACGTTCTTCAGCAGTCCAAGCACCATCAGGTACATGAAACATCTTGCCAGCGCGTTTACCAGCTAGTAGTACAGCAGTCTCTTTAGGCTTCTGCTCAAGAAAGAACACGCCTACAGTCTGCTCAAGTTCATACATGTCATGCACGACTTGCTGAGTAAGAAAGTCTGTCTTACCTACACCAGTACCAGCACCGACTGCATATAACTCACCCTTCCTGCGTCCATAGGTAGCCTTGTTAAGTTTCTCAAGATACCAAGGTAAGCCCCACTCAACTGGTGCGTCTAGTTCCTCACGTATGTCAGACAAAGATACTATGCCATCAGGACGATAGACCTTTGCATTCCACACAGCTTCTAATAACTGACGTGCGCCACCATTAAGCAATGCTTCATTTGCATCTTTGAACCCAACGATGTGACCAATAGAACACTTACCAGCTTGGAACAATGGAGCGCACTCAGACGCAGCTTTTTCACCAGCAGAGTCTGCGTCAAACATCAGTATAATTTCTTGGAATTTATTCAGGTAAGGTAGGTTAGCAGCTATACATTTAGCCGCCCCACCAGCCCCGTTGGGCAAAGAAATTACAGGGTATTTGTTGTCTTGTACTTGGCTTAATGCCATAGCATCGAGCGCGCCTTCTGTGATTACTAACTTCTTACCTTGGTTCCAAATCTTACTGCCGAACATAGGCATCTTGCTGAAGTCGCCCAGGATTGGGAACTCTTTATCCTGAGTCCGTAGCTGTTGAGCTACTAACTTACCGTCCAAGTCATGCAGTGGGCAGATGTGAACAGGTTGTCCACGGTAGCTACCGACTTTGTAGCCGAAGTGTTTAGCAGTAGCCTCCGTGATGCCACGGTTTCTTAATGCTCTTACTTCACCATCAATCATATCAATAGCCATGCGTGGTTTCCTTGTTGGTGCTGGAACATCAGAGTCAGGCCATTCCATATGGTCACAGGCTGCTCCGAAACAGTAAGCCCTGCCCGAAGCGTATCGGGCTAGGTTGTTAGACGAGCCACACGCAGGGCATGGTTCGCGCCCTGTCATTGGGCTATCGTCTATTTCACGCATGGTTATTTCTCCAAGCTGTACTCTGCATAAGGGGCTTTAACACCAGTCTTCATGGTGGTCGTGATTGATATGCCTCGCTTGTTGAGTGTGTAAACAACAGCAGCTAGACGGGTGATGCCATACAAACCTATCGCTTCAATAGAAGTAATCTTACGGTTGTTGGTCAGGTGGGTTAACACAGTTTGAATTTGTGTCATAGTAAATCCTCTCAGTTATTGAGTTCATAAGAATGAAAAAGACCACGGGGATGTGGCCTTTTGGTTGGTCGTGCCATAGTGCTACACTTGCTCAGATAGCCACTGACGCACATCAAACGATGGGCATTCTTTAGTGACACCTTTCAGGTCGCAATGACCTAGCACTTCTGCTTCAGGAAATTTATGTTGTAGTCCTTTTACTAACTGGTTCAACGACACAAACTGTTCAGGTGTGAAATTATTTTCAGCGACCTTTACATCATCCTCAGTCACTCCACCAACGAGTGAAATTGAAATGCTGTTGTGGTTGAAACCTCTAGCGTGTGCGCCAGCAACTTCTTCAGGTCTGCCAGTTTCCAGTACACCATCCCTGCGGATAATGTAGTGGTAACCCACCTCAAAAAATCCTCTATGCCTATGCCATGCGTCAATTTCGTCACGGCCTATGTCCATTGAGGGTTTGGTTGCGGAGCAGTGGACTACTATTAGCTCTGTTGAGCTTCGATTAGCCATGCTTTTGGTATAGTCTCCTTTGAATACAGAAAGTCATGCTTCTCACACCACATTGCGTAAGTCGTGTTAGAATTTTTGGAGATTTTCTGTTTGGGATTTGAGAACACAAACCTAATATCTAAATCAGGATGTTGCTCTTTAATTAAAATATGCTTTTGCCTGTCAGCCACCATGAACCTACCCTTACCTTCAATGAAGATATTTCCTATTCGGAAATCGGGTGTATAGGTGGAGACACGGCTGGGCTTGGTGTACTTAATCTTGTCCTCTTCATAGGTGTACGCAATGCCGTGCGCTTTTAGCTCCTTGGCAATCCTTACCTCTAGTCCTGAACGAAAACCATACTTCAAACCAACGTCCTGTTTAGAACGGAATGTCATCGGCAAATTCTCCTACTTCCTCTGACTCGTCTTGCATGTTTGCAACCGCAGCATCAGGGTCAAATGAATAACCTTCCTCTTCAGAGAAAATAGTAGTCGCCTCGTTAGCACCTTCGATTGCTTCAAGAATCTGAACGGACTTCATGCGTAGAGAAAGTCCAGCACCAGCGAGTGAGGTGTAGTAAGGAATGACTTGGTAACCTACTCGTACCAATGAGCCGTTCCACAAAGGAATCTCTTTAGTGATAGGCTGTCGTTTAGCGTCCACCACAATTGGCTTCTGACTAAACACGTCACCACTCTTGGTGGTAACTTTCGCTTTCAACTTAAACTTTAGAGACACGTCACCTGTTTCTTGGTTGACTTCGTAAGGGTCAGTCGTGCGAATCTTGTCCCGTGATTTGCCTGTCTCTTCAACCGCAGCATCAATTGCTTTTTCAAACAACACGTCTAACTCTTTCATCAAGTCAGTAGCGTCATTGTTATCAATGATTAACTTGCCACCGAAAACCCCATCAATATCAAATTTTGTGTCAGCTTTAAAACATTTAAGCCATTCAGTTCGGCCTTTGGGTGATAAGAATACGGGTGGTTGCTTGTTAGTTTTTTGGGTCATATTATTTCCTATATGTCAGGTCGCGCATCTGCGCTTGGTTAAGT